ATATCTGGGAATCATGATTTAAGCTTTTATACAAAATCAGGTATGGATATTATAAAAAAGTTTGCTGTCGAAAGGGATGACATAGAGTATCTTGGACAATATGGTGCGTATATTGAAATAGCAGACGGAGTGTTTATTTATTTACTACACCCAGATTCAGGGCAAGCTTATGCTATCTCATATCGCCCACAGCGTATTGCCAGTGGTTTTAACAATGAAAACAAGCCAGATATAATGTTAATAGGGCATTTTCATCAATCAGAGTATATCTATGAAAGAGATATACACATAATCCAGTGTGGATCGTTTGAGGGTCAAACCCCATACTTAAAAAGAAAAGGTATTATGCCTAAAGTTGGAGGGTGGGTTATAGAATTTAAAGTCGATGGAGGATTTATAACAAGATTTAAGCAAGAGTTTATCACATTTAAGAAAGAAATACCTAATGATTTTTAAGCCTGTACGAGGCTTTTTATTAGTATAAAATGTTAAAATTTTAACAATCACCCTTCTCTCTTTTGAAGTACGCGAAATTTGAGTGCGTATATAATATAAGTATTATTTTTATTATATAATTATAAAAGAATTATATTATATACGCACTCAAATTTTACGTGTACTAAAATTTTTATCATTAAATTTAATCTTTATTTTTATAGATAATACTAACACTATACTTTATGGAGTATGGATGAAGATTTAAGTGTTAAAGTACACGTAAAACCTTAGTGCTTTACTTTAGTGAAACGCAAAAATTGAGTGCGTATATATAATAATATCTATTATAATTAATGTCTATATTATAAAAGTATTATATTATATACGCACTCAAATTTTACGTGTACTAAAATTTTACATTTCTTTTTAACTTTTAATGTCTTTGATTTTAGGTTTTAAATTAAAATAAAGTTCTTTTCCTCACCTAACCCATGTGCGACTTCGGCGCACATGGGTAATTAAAAGAATCCCGCACATTGTTAAAAAATTAACATTCGATTAATGCATGTTAGAATATAACATTTACTGTCTATTCTACTCTTGAAAAGGCAGGTGTTTAATGTTGAACATATTTAAAAGAGTTAACAAACTTTTTTCAAATAGAAATAACTCAAGTCAACTTCCGCCACCACCGGAACTTGGAGGCAGCAGAACTTCAGTTTCCAAAAACCAAGTGGGTGGAGGAGTATTTGGATCTCTTCCTAGAAAGACTTTAAGGGATTTAGGTTTAGATGATAGGAAGCTTAAAACTTATAGTGTTTTTGAATTGATAGATGTACTGACAGATGCTCACCCAGACTTGTCTTATGCTTTATGGAATTTTATCCGTCTTGGTAATAGTGGTTATTCTTACACAGTAAAGAAAATAGGTTCCGGTAAAGAATATCCGCAAGGCGTTAAGGAGATTGATGATTTATTTCAACGGTTAAGAATACCTAATATGGTTGGGTTTGAGAAATCTAAAAACATTGATAAAATAATAGACCAGTTTTTTATTAGTGCGATAACTAGAGGAGCTATCGCTTGTGAACTTGTTTTAACTCCAGATAAGAATGATGTTGCGTTTATTGCTCCTGTAGATCCTGCAACAATTGAGTTTAAAATTGAGGGTGGGCGGTATATACCTTACCAAGATCAAGGGAAAATAAAGCTGGATATTCCTACGTTTATATATGAGGGAATTGATGAAAGAATAGATGACCCTTATGGCCGTTCTCCTTTTACAAGTGTATTAACAATTATTTTATTTCAACTTCAGGTTTTAAATGATATTAAAGCTGTGGTTCATAATCAAGGATATCCTAGGCTTGATATTAAAGTTATCGAAGAAGTGCTTTTAAAAAGGATGCCAATGGCTGTACGCAATAATGAAGTTAAAAAAGAACAATGGCTCAGGGACAGGCTAAAAGAAATTATAGCTATGTACAATAGTTTGAATCCTGATGATGTATTTGTACACTACGATAGTGTTGAAATAGGGGAGGCGGGCGGTAAAGGTGGAGCATTAATTGATCCAGAGAAATTAATGCACGCTATAGATAATCTTATACAGAGTGGTTTAAAGACTTTATCTACAATTTTAGGTAGACGGAGCACGGGAAACACAGAGTCGTTTGCCAAGATAGAAATAAAACTTTATTTATCAGGTTTAGCGGGGATTCAAAAGTATATTGCGACAGTAATGGAAAAAATATTAACCTTGTATTTAAATATAAAAGGTAAACAAGGTATAGTGGAGTTTAGGTTTAAACCTATTGAAATTCGAAGTCAACTAGAACAAGAGCAATTCCGTGCTACTCAACTCAATAACATAGCTTTCATGTATGATAGAGGATGGATTTCTCAGGAAGAAGCCGCCCGCATGGCTATTGGCCATGATCCTGTTTCTCCTGTGCCATTAGTACAAGGTAGTAGAATTAGGAATGCAGATGGAGGAACTGTTGGACCTACCGTAGACAATAACCCATCTGCTGGTGGGAATATAGATAATTCTAATTCAAATTGAGGGGGGGGTTGGTTTTAATGCCTGCTGAATCATATCACGATTTCCCTTTATCTGGTGATTATAATTGGGATGCAAGCCAAGCTGAACCTGAATTAAGGCGATGGGCTTCAAGTGACGGCAGTGGTGATAAAGAAAAAATAAATTGGTCTAAACTAAAGCAGGTATATTTTTGGCATGATTCTAGAAAACTCGAAAATTTTGAGCAGCTTAAGTTTCCGTACTGTCGCATTGAAGGTGGCCGACCGCATGTTGTACACAACGCTGTACAAAATGCTTTAGCAAGAATAGAAGGTAGTAATATACCAGAATCAGATAAACCTGCTGTTAGACGGGTTGCTGAACGGCAAATGAGAAGATTTAATCAAAGGAGGAGTAGTTCAATGGGAAGACCTACAGAACAGCAATTACAAATTATTAATAGTAAATTCAGTCAAACGCCGCTTACTGCTGATGATTGTTATGTATTTTCTAATCTTATGATAGATAATCTTCCTACAAGCTACCATTCAATTATACAGCCTGCATTGCTAACTACATTTATGGAGGATGCGAAACAAGGAATAGCTTTATTGCTTGTTCATAATAACAAGAAACTTCCTGTTGGGAGATCGTTTGACGCAAGGATTAAAAATGAATATGTAGCTGATGTTGGAAAAGAAGTTTTAACACTTTATGGTGATTTTTATATACCTTTAGGTATTTCTCTTGAGGGCGGTATGACAACAGATGATATAGTAAAAGGTATAGAAACTGGAATTAATTTTGCAACGTCTATCGGTTTTAGCGCAAATAAGTGGGATTGCTCTATTTGCGGTAACGATATAAGAAATTACCGTGCTTGTCCTCATATACCAGGTAAAAAATATGCTGTAGAAAAAAATGGGCAGGATGTTGTAGAAACATGTTATGTACTTGTAGGTTCTGATGGAGAAGGGAGCCTTGATGAAGACTCTTTTGTATTCGCAGGAGCATGTAGTAGAGCACGTGTAGTATCAAATTACTCAAAAGGTGTTAATGATTTTGATATGTTGTCTAAACTACACCTGATGGATGATTTTAAAAATATTCCATTAAATACAAAAATATACCAATATTTCACTAAAGACGGTTCAGTGTTGTTTGTTGATACAGATGAACATACCGGCGGAAGTGAGTTTTTAAAGAGAAGGAGTGAAGAGGAAGTGGAACTGGCTAAATTTAAGGAAGTATTGAGCAAAATGGGTATAGAATTTACCGATGAGAATAATCTTGAGTCTGCTATCAACAAGTTTGTACAAGGCAAAGTTGACGCTTATATTAAGTCTATAGCAGATTCTACCACGACTTTTGATTCGAGTAATTATGTAACAAAAGATGAGTTTGATAAGGTTATTAGTGAAAAGGATGCTACTATAACAGAACTGACGAAGAAAAATGAGGAATTGTTGGAAAAGGCAGAGCTTGCTGAGACTTATCGTAAAGATCTTATTAATAAAGCTCTGGAGGCGGGCATTAGGGCACAAGGAAATGTGTTCCCTAAGGATATGTTTGAGAAATTCCTTAATACCCTTACTATTGATGAAATTAAAAAGGTCATAGATGATTTCAACGCAGAATTTAACAGTAAATTTGAAGGGGCAAGAGTTACTGAATCTAAATCTTCTGAGAAAAGATTTAGTTCTGAAAAAGAGCCTACATCAAAGGACGATTTTGAATCAGAAGAAGAATTCAGAAATTACATCGCTGATAAGGCTGTAGAGTATGCAAGAGAAAATAAAGTTTCAATAAAAGAAGCTACAAAAATTCTTTATTCAAAGTTTAATAAGGATGGTGAAAAATAATGGCTGGCAAATACACTGGCACTCAAAGGACTTATGTATTAGAAGATAGTGCAATAAACAGATATACCGGCGTAACTTATGGAACTGTTGAAGGTAGTTGTAAAATACCGACTTCTGATAACGCTGTATTTCTTGGTGTAGTTGATAATGATGAGAGAATTAACGATCCGCTTAGGGCTGGAGGAGATCAGGCAGGTAGAAATATTGCTGTTCATATTGATGGGTATGGTGAAATAAAACTGTCTGGTAGCGTTAGTTACGGTGATATGCTTATTCTTGGTAACGGCGGGGCGGCTAAGAAAGTTCCTGCCACAGCAGGTCAGTATAATGTAATAGGCTTTGCTGAAAAGGCTGGCGTTGACGGAGAAATAATTCCTTTTAGAATTCAGCCATTCACTTACACCGTAGCATAGTTTAAGAAAGGAGATGGAATAACATGCCTGTTGTACAAAAAGTTCATGTAGATAAAATGCTTACTAACATTTCAGTAGGTTATAAAAATGAAGATTTTATAGCTGATGAAATATTCAAAGTTGTATCTGTTCAAAAGCAATCGGATAGATACTATGTATATGGCAAAGAAATGTTTAGGGTAACTGATGATAGAAGGGCACCTGGTACTTCTGCTAATGAAGTCGATTGGTCTCTGTCTGACGACACCTATTTTTGTGAGGGCCATGCACAAAGACACTTTGTACCGGATGAAGCTATCCAGAATGCAGATGAAGAATTTGACCTTGAAGCTGAGGCTACAGAATTTGTAACAAATAAAATTCTTTTAAATAAAGAGAACTTTGCAGCACAGAAGCTTCTTAATTCAGATAATTATGATTCTGACCTTGTAGTTGCTACTGGTGGAACGGGACAGCCTGCAAAGTGGTCTGATTATGAAAATTCTGACCCACTTGCTCTTATTGAAGAAATGAGAGTAGCTGTACACCAAAAGTCAGGGCTTCCTGTAAATACTTTAATTTTATCGCAGCCTGTTTACAGCAAGCTCCGTATCCATCCTAAGCTTGTTTCAGTGTTTAAGAATACTGATATAAGCATAGTTCCTCTTAATGTTATGGCTGAACTGTTTGAGGTTGATAGAATCCTTGTAGGTAAAGCCCTTAAGTCCACTGCAATTACTGAAGATGGTAATGATCCTCTTGGTTATATTTGGGGTAAGTCAGCTATTCTTGCATACATTCCGCCCAGACCTGCAAGGAAAACCCCTGCACTTGGTTACCAGTTCCAGTGGGTAAGGGGCGGACAGGGAGCCGTACAGGTAACTAAGTGGTATGACCAGGATAGAAAAGCTACTATAATTGAAGCTGAGCAGTATTACGATCTAAAAGTAGTGTCAAATGTAGCTGGAGTATTATTCCCTGATGTTGTTGCTTAATATTGAGACCCTCCTTATGATATAGCCCCCGCAGATAGGCTTTACCCGCCGAGTGCGGGGGCATTTGAATAGTTAACATAATTTTAAGAAAGGATTGGTATTATGGCGAGAAAACCTAAAAATATAGATGCAAACATAGATGAGGTTATTAACCAAGAAGTTAGTGTTGTTAATTCAGATGTTGTGGAAAATGAGTTTGAAGTTGATACGATTATTAGTGCTCAAGGTAATATAAAAAAGGCTTTTAATATTAAACTATCTCCTTATGTAAAACAACCTATTAGTTGTGAGAATTCTAAAGTAAAAATTACGAATTTAGGTTTTGGCGATGTGGTAGAGTTAAATTCCAAAAAAGTGCTTTTTACTGGTGATGCCGAGATTTTTGATTGTGATGTTATTGTTGAAAGTGCAAGTTTTCCTGTAGTACAAATAGAGATTTTTTAATTGGGTGGTGGGCTTATGGACATTCTTACATCTGGTTTTGAGTCTATTGTTCGCAGTAAATTAGGCGTGGATATATACGATTTACCTGATAGTGAAATTAATAATTCAAGGTTTCCAGAACAAGCAGAGTTAATTGTAAAAAGAAGGGTTCCTGATTATGCGTCTATCACAGATGATGCAGATAGGTTTTTTCTTGAAAATGCTGTAATTAACTATATTTGTTATCTTTTATGCCCCAGTCTTTCAAGAAGGCTTAATATTGAAGTTAAAACACTCGATACTTCATGGAAAAAGGATAAAATAGATTGGATAGAGTTTGCAGAGTTGTTCTTAAATAAGTTTGAAGAAGACTTGCTTAATATCCAAACAGTTCAAGTTATTAATATTGAATCTACGCTTGTAGATAAGGTATCGTTTGAATATACTCCTATCGGGAGCTGATAAAGATGATAGCTCATGATAAAAGAAAGATTATATTAAAAGAAGGTACGCCTGTTACTTTATACCCACCCGCAGGTGATCCTATTGAAACAAGAGCACTTATTGGTAGGGCTTCAAAACAATTTATGAATTCACTTTCTTTAGAGGAAAATAGAAGGGGTTATTTTTTACCTGATGTTAATTTAGATAATGGATGGATAGTACTCAATAATACTACTGGAGAATACTATATTGCTATAGCTGTGTACCCTGAGATATATAATACTGAAATCCTATCAATAGCATCACATATGTTTGTTTGTAACGCAGTAATTGATATTTCAGGATTTAGTGAAGTTTGGGACGATTATGGTAATAAGGAAGTTACACCTGTTGTAAAAGTAAGCGGTAGTAGATGTTATTTACAGCATGTATCGGCAGAATTAAGACAATTCGATCCTGGGCTTCACCATGACGCTGAATACATTATTTATACACAACAGTGTGATGTTAATTTATTGGATACTATAAAACTTAAAAATAATTCTCCTGAAATAAATATGAAAATTGTTGATATAAATAATTTTTCATTTAATGGTATAACAAAATTACAGGTAAGGACTGATTCACGTGTCTAAGAGACCTTATAGACCGTTAAAAGCTATAAAATATGATTCTAATACAGCAAGATTTGGTGGAAAATATATCATCTTTCGAGCTGATTATTTTATAAGAGATCTAGGAAAAGTTGTTGAAAAGACCATTCAGCGTGTTGGAGAGTTAATAGTACAACAATCTAAACGAAATATTGCTGCAATAAGGTTTCACATTTATCCTATTAAACTTGCAGGATCTTCAGTCACGGTGGCGGGGCTTAGAAAATTTGGTAAGGGATATGAAGTAACAGATAATTCAAGGAAGAAAGCTTTAATTAATTCTATTGTTCTTGGCGAAATAAAAAAGAGAGCAGATGCTAGAATTGGCGTATTGGTAAGGACAATGGTTTCAAATTTTAAAGATTCACATATTGGTATTTATTATGAATATGGTACTGGTCAGTATCAATCTGGTGGTTGGGTTGATGTAAAGGGTCAAAAGTATGAGCACAATCCTTTAAGGTCAGGTAATTATATTTATACAAGACCGGGGCAGATTTGGACTGATTTAGGTGGTAATAGGAGAATATCTTCAGCAGGTAAATTAAGGAGATTAGATGGATTTGCCGTACCAGCATATTATTGGTTTAGTAATGCTGTTAAAGAAGCTGATAAATATTTTGTTAAGATATTTGAAGAAGAGTTTTCTGTATTAGATGTTCGTAAATATTTGCAAATTAAGCCTAAAATTATTCTTGGGAGGGTTAGGTAAAGTGGGTAATGGTTTATCAACAATAGCTGTATATAATGGTATATATAAATTATTATCAAACGATGCTGTTATTCTTCAAAAACTAGGACTTCCGCCCACACCAACAAATGAACAAAAGGGGCGGAAAATCCAAAAAAGAAGCAAACCTCAAGAACTTTCAGACAATCTTCCAATAATTACTTATTATACTCCTGGTGGCAATATGGATATTATAAATCAGAATGTATACAAACCATTATTTTATTTTGATATTTATACTAAGGATAATGTCAATCTGGCACATGAAATTGCTGAAAGAATATTTGAGTTGTTTGATGGGGTTGTTAATTGCTTCCCTAATCTCGAAAATGCAGAAGCTTCATTTATTGATGCACACGAGAGTGATCCTGGTCAACCTAATGTTTATTGCTTTACCTTAGAGATTCTTTTTTCAATAGCTGTGTAGTGTTACAAATTTTTGAAAAGTGCCTAATCTATCTCCAGAAACCGGTGTTGGATTTAATTTACGAAAGGAGATAGATTGGCATGGCAAGGAAAAATAAGAGTATAATTATTAATGGCGTAGGAACCTTTTTTGCTAAGGATAAAAATAACAATAAATTAATGTCACTAGGTTCGTTGCAAAGTTTGAGATTTGATTTTTCTGTAACAGAAGACCCTGTTTATGGTGGGGACGGGCTGTTTCCAATTGATTATGTAACTAGGGAGAAAAATGTAGGTGTAACAGCGACTAACGCTAAATTTGATTTGAACGTTCTAAGAATTGTAACTGGTGCTACTTTGTCTACTGCTTCTGGGTCTGATGCTTATAGATGGGTGCTGAACAAGATGGCTACTGTTAGAAAGACTGGCGTAGACCCTAATTATGAATATGAAATTGATATCTCAGCAGATGGTACTGTATTTACATTAGATCCGGCATTTTCAGTGATGGTTGCTGAGACAGGTGAAGCACTTACTGAAGCTACTGCTGGAAGCCCTGCTTCTGGTGAGTTTAAATATGACAGTGTAAGTAAAAAGCTGTTGTTTAATTCCGATATGGAAAATAAAATGGTTATGTATAGCTTTAAAGTAGCTGCTACTGATGTTGCGTTTGCTGAGGGTAAGAAGATAGATCTCCCAATTCCTGTTACAGTTATTCATCAAGGTATGTTTAAGCAGAAAGATGATACGTGGCAGGGTATTGAAACTGAAATCAAGCTTGCAAAAGCAAGTGGTACATTTACACTTGATTTCGCAAGAGCTACTGCCAGCGCATCAACCATTACATTGAATATGCTTGATCCTGAAGATGGAACTTGCAGACTGTGGACAATGAAGAGATTTGAAACCTCCGCACCACCTTGTGTGTAATATAAATACCCCCTACCTTTTGCCAGAAGCCTTATCTTAGCGATAAGGCTTTTTGCTTTTTGTCTAATCTATATCCAGAAAACTAATAGAAAGGTAGGATTTGTAGTATGTCAGAGGAACTTAAGAGCGAAGTGTTGACAGAGGCAGAGAGTAAAAGAATTGAGAGCGTGTTTTTTGAGGATGATGCTGAGGTTAAACTAAGGGACGGTAAAATTTATAAAATCCCGCCCGCAAGCCTTAAAAATGCCAGAAGGTTAATGCAGTTATTGAAAACTGTAAATACGGACATTGTTTTACTTAATTTTGCTCCTACAGGAGATACTGAAACTGATTCAAAAAGAGAAAATGATTTGTTTGAAATTTTATCTATTGCATTTATTAACTATCCAGAAGTAACGAGAGAATATTTAGAAGAATATGTTGATATAAAACTTGCCTCTGAAATAATTGACATTCTTATTGGATTAAACGGGATAAAAAAGTCGAAGCCTCAGCCAGCGAATCAGGAATAGTTGACGAAGAAACAAACCAGCCCGTTGACTGGGGCGAAATATTTTTTATGCTTCACAAACATTGTAACTTAAATAAATGGGAGATATATGATTATACTTTACCACAAATTACAGAACTACTTAAAAATGCTCAAAAATATATCAGGTTTGAAATAGAAACTACAATGGCTCCATTTAAAGCTTTTGTTGGTGGGGGCGGCGATGGCGATGAAGCAAAAGAATTAACAGAAGAAGATTTAGATTTCATGGAACAAATGAGTTTTAGTTAACGAAAATAATCTCTTGTCTATTCTAAAATAGACAAGAGATTTTATTTTAATGGAGGGCGGTCCATAATGGCTGAAGAATTAAATAATGTACAGCATAATCTTAATGCTGATGTTGATATAAGTTTTGAGAGTGGAATAGAAAGTATACTTAGATTTGCAGAACAAATTGAATCTGTAAATAGTGTTTTTTCACAGTTATCTTTTACAGCAGAAAATTTGGAAGATAAAATAGTTCGTAAATTTAATGAATTAGGCAATTTGCTTAATGATTCTAAACCTATAGCCGATGTAAATGAAGCTGTCGCTAAAAAAATTCAGCATAAAATAAATCGTTATATTTCTCAATATGTAGATAATCTTAGCTTTTCTACTGAAACTAGCCGTTTAAATAAACAGCCTTTTGATGAATTTAATAAAAATTTTACCAATAGTATAGATAAATTTATTAGGGAAATTAATACAAAACTGAGTACTGGTTTAATAAAATCTGCTAACAAAGAGGATGTTTTGAATTTTATTAGGAAATTGATTAGTTTAAGAGATACGACCAGTAATTTATATAAGAAAATTTTTAATGCTGTGCCAAGTGAAGAAAGATTGGTGCAGCTTGAAAATATAAGGGCTGGTATATTTAAAGAACTTGATACTCTTGAAGGTATTGATAAGTTTGGTAGTACTTTTAAACAATTTAAACAACAGATTACTGATCTGTTTAATGGCATTATATCTAAATATGAACAAGTTCTACAAAGTCAAACAAAAGGTGTTAGTGTTGGTGATGAGACTGTAATTTCAAAAACAGCCTTAAATAAATTAAGAAGTAAAATAAAACAGGCTATTTTAGATAGTTTAGATGTAAAATTTGGTACCAACGCCTTGAGTATTACTATTGATAAAAGCTCTGTTGGTGAGATACAAAAGGTAATTGCAGAGCATTTTAATGAAATGATAAAAAAAGGTGATATTCAAATAGATACGGATGATACTGATATAGATAAAAATAGAAAAGATATTGAAGCTAGAATAAAAGAGTATGATGAGAATATTGCCAAGATACGTGAAAAATTAAATAAAAAACTTATGGCAAGGGCTGATGCTTTAGCCAGCGGGGATCCTTTGGATATGATGGCCTATGAAGATAAAAGCTTTAAAGTTGAAATAAGAAAACTTAAAGATGATCTAACAAAACAGGAAGCAGAACGTAAAAAGTTAGTTGATAACCTAAGTACTGTTCAATCTAATGTTTTATTCATTACAAACGAAAATTTGAAAAAATATTGGGCCACTATACAAAATAAGTTTGCTGAATTACTTTCTGAAACAACCCTTAAAGGGTTGGATGATTTAGAGCCTATAAAGGTAGATAAAATTAAACAGGTAATTAACCAACTTAGTGAGACTATAAATAAGTCTTTTGAAGGCTTAAAAATTGATAAAGAAACTTTAAATAAAATACCTGAATTAGGTAAATCTATAGAGAAGTTTAATACTTCTATATCTGATATAATTAGTTTACTGTCAGATTTAGGTAATAATTTTGCTTCGAAGCCAACCGCCGATTTTAAAAAATCTTTAACAAAAGTGAACGATGCTTTAGTTGGAGTAAAGCAACAAATAGATAATTATGTTATTGACTATATTAATAAAATTATTCCTGAAAATTTATTTGCTGATGGAGTTACTGTTAATACCGATCCAGCTAAAAAAATAAATAAAAAGGCTAGTGCTAAACTTAAAAATTTAGAAAAACAACTAGATGAGCTATTGGAAAAAATTCCAGTAGAAACTGATGAAGCACAAAGAATAGAATTAGGTGTTAAACTTGTTGAATTAAATAAAGAAATAGAAAGGCTTACTGCATCTACTGGGGAAAAAGTTTTACAGCAAGTAGATAAAGTCAGAAAAGAGCCTTTAATTTCTCAAAATTTAATACAAAAGTTTGTTGAAAAATTTTCACAAGAGCTAGAATCGTTGATAGATGTTTCTAAAATTGATGGTTTAAATACTATAAAGGAAAAGATAGCAGCTTTAGATAAAAATTTTAAAGAATTGGATCAAAATCTTAAATCAATACTTACAGAAAAAGAAGTTGGTATTGATAAGGAGATTGTTGTCTTTAAATCTAACATTGAAGAATTAGGGAAGAACTTTGAAAATATTAATGCTTTATTGAAATCCGCTGATGTGGGCGGACTAAAATCAGCTATTGAATCTTTAATAAATGGGTTAAATAGTTTAGCAAAAGATATTAATGCTATATCAGCGCAGGTTTATGTAGAAGATAGAAGTGATGATCGTATAGTAAGGGACATAAAAAATTACAAATATGCGTTTGATGCTTATGAGTTAAAGCCTGACGAAGACCCTGCTCAAAAGTTCAGATATATGGAAAATGCTTATAAAGTATTGTTTGATAGGTATATAGCTTTAAGTAAATATGAGATTAATAAACTTTCTCCTGAGAGTGTTTTTGACTTACGTGAATTGAAAGAAACCGTTTTATATAAGTATTTTAATAATACATTTGAAGGTTCTACTTATGATTTAATCGAGAGGTTTAAAGATATAGGTAAAAAATTAAACCCTGCCTTATATGATGAAACCTTGAAAATAGATGTACCTGTTGAAAGCTTATATAAAACTATAACTACTCAAATCAATGAGATTGTAGCAAGACTTACTGATATTTTAAAGAATGAAGTTGAAAAAATTTCTACAGACTCAGAAAAATTATTAAGCATATCTAAGTCTCAAGATATAGATAATGCAGTAAAAGCAATTAATGATAAGATTGCACAGTTAAGTAACTCTATTAGTAGTGAGTTTATTTCTGATATAGATAATCTTATAATTGAGTTTAATAAGATAAGTGATCTACTTGGAACAGCTAATGTTAAAGGTTTATATGATGCTGTTAATAATTTTGTTCAAGCTGTAAATCAACTCACTGGTGAAGTAAATACAGTACCTATTGCTGGAAAATACGATGATTTAAAAATTCAGGGTGTAAAAAAGGGTTCATTTGAGGTATGGCATAATACATGGAATCTCGATACTTTGGAAAAAACAAATGGCGGTTTTAAGTTTACACAGAAAGATTCTCCAATAAGTACAGCAGTTTCACCTGAGGAAGCTTATTTTGCACCTGCGATAGATGTTCCGGATGGACCAAAAGCAATTTTACACGGTAAATTTGAGGGTAATTATATAGACTTTTTAGAGGATAAAGAGGCAGCAAAGGTTATTAACCAGTTATGGAGTTCTATATTAAGAGAAGCTGGTTATGATGATAAATCCTTTTTAGAGCAAAAGCAAGAAACAAAAAGTGCATTGTACCTTAAGATGCTTAATACTTTGAGGTCAAAAGGGATTGACGCTTTAAAGAATTTTTCAATCCACCATGTTAATGCAGAAGAGCGTTTTATATCACCTGGTGAGCTTCAAATTCTTCGTGCTGATTCTTTATCAGATTTCAGTGTTTTTCATTCACTAGATTTAGGCAATATTACAGAGAAAAACCTATTAGAAAAAATTAAACAAAAAATTGTACCTTCTTATATGAAAGGTTATATAAATGAAGATAGTGTATCGTATGAAATATCTAAACTTGTTTCGGATAATTTTTCAGAGTTACCAGCTATTCAAAAAATAAAGCAATATTTAGAGAAAGGTTTAAAATTTAGTGACACAGAGAAAAATTTGCGTGCTTATACTTCTGCTGAAGCGACGATGATAGACCGTTTACAGAAAAAAACAGACTATTTAATTAAAGGGATAGATTTAGAAAGTACAAACACAAGAGTACCGAAAAAACTTTCAGCAGAAACTATTGCAGCTTTACAGGGTAAATTAGATAACGTAAAACAAGAAATTAAGGGTATACCTTTAAACGAAACTATAGCTAATATTGCTCAGAAAATAAATTTTTTGGGTGATAACTTTAAAGTTATCGAAACTAATTTACAAAAAGCACTAAATATAAAATCTAAAGGATTAGATGTACATGTGAGTAATCTTCCTGCAATTATACAGGAGTTAGGTCGGAATTTTGAAAAAATAACCGCTTCCCTACAAAGTTTAAGCCTTGAAAATATACAGGTTGCAGTTAATAATTTTGCTAAAACTTTACAAAAATTTGAGGGTGCTTATTCAAAGAAAGTAGGGAATGTAGACATCAGTGGTAATATTGAAAATTTGAATAAGAGTCTTAGAGAGTTGCAACAAGAAATACGCAATTCTGATAACGGTATTACTGCGGCAAGGCTTATTGTTGATGGTATTAATCAAAAAATCGAACAATTTGTTAAATCACTTATAGCTCTTTCAGCTAAAATTGTTAATGTAGATACAGCCACCCTCAGTATAAAACTGACACCTGAACAGTTACAATCACTTGAAGCTCAACTTGAAGGTGTGAATATTGTAAATGTTAATGAGATTAGTGGACCAATAAACACTGCACTTAAAAATTTGTTAGGTAATGCCGGGAAAATTATAGAAAGCCAGTTATCTAATATAATGAATCAAGAAGATATAAAAATACCAAAGTTACAGACGAAAAAGATAGTATCTCAGCTTACTACCTTGGTTAATACTTTTATGACAGGGTATGTAAATGCTGTAGCTGAAAATTCTTTAATTTACAAACCATTAGAAATTAAAACTAAAGATTTACCGCAAAGCATTAAAAATGCTCTTGCTAAGAAAGCAGGGGTGTCTTTAGAAGATTATTTAAAGAGGACGCCTACTATTGGAGGGGCGACTGTTTTAGCTGAAACTTTGGAGCAAAATATGGGCGCTTTATCTGCTAAGTTGCACGAAGCAGCTATGAATAACGAGAACCGTTTGTTTAGTGAGTATAAAAATGCAATAAAGGGTATAAAAGTTAAGGTAGATACATCTCCAGTAGAGTATTTCACTAATAATATTACAAGCATACAACAAGAGATAATTGCTAAAATAAAAGAAATAATGCGTGTTCAATTTTCGGAAATTAATAAACAGATAAAAGAATTAAAAGCTGTACCTGTTGGATTTAATTATGTTCCAAAGAATATTCCCTCCACTATACCTGTAAAAACTGCAACAGTACAATCATACGGAGCAAAAGTAAATATACCTCGTGGTACTGTTAATATTCCTGTTCCATATCGTGTGGGAGACGATCTTGATTTTACAACGATATATCAAAAGGCTGGCGGGCTTGGAAGTCATGTTAATAATAGAACATTGTTAAATTCTATATTGAATACTATGCGTTATATACTTGCAGGTTCGTTATTAAAAGGTCCTTATGCTTACTTATATCAAGGGTGGGAGTCTGCTAAAGATTTTGAAGCATCATTAGTGAAGGCACAGATTAACTTATCTGGGTCTAATGAAGAATTGTTCAGAGATTTCGCCAGAACTAGAATTGAAAAGGCAGTTGAACTTGGTGTTACCAACGCACTAAGTCACCTAAAAGGTATAACTGATACAGAAGCAATGGTAGATGCAGAAGTAGCTTTCCTTAAAAAATATGTAACAGAAGATGTAAGAAAAGATTTGCAGAATATATCATTAAGATATATAATATCACAGGCACAATTAGGTCAGATGTTTGAAATTGCTTCAAGGAGTACTACTGATCCTTTTGAAGCAAGAGCTATTACAGAAACCGCCGCCCGTTTGTTTGCGGCAGAGCCTGGGGTAGGGTCTCCTGAAGAAATTGCGGATGCTTTACAGGCTTCTATAGTACAGATGGGTATGACTGGTTTTGATACAAAGAGACTTTCTGAGATATTCTTTAATATATCAACAAACTTCAGGGTAAGCACTAAAGACTTGCTTAAATTTACTGCAACTGCTGGTGCTGTGATGTCAGACGAGTTAAAAAATTATCAGACTGAAGAATTAGCAAAATTAAAGCAAGAAATAGAATCAGCTACAGGCAGCAGGAGAAAAGAGCTAGAAGAAAGATATAAGCAAGTTAAACTTGATACTGATATAGCCTTAACTGGTCTCATAGGCGCACTAATTACAGAAGGATCAAATAAAACTGGAACAGAAGCTGCTAGAATGATGATACAATTTTTTAACTCACTTAATACGCCGGAGACAAGAAAACTATTGGAGGATATTGCTGGCAGTAATCCTAAATATGCTAGTATACTACCATATAAATACACTCCAAACCAAGAAGGGCTACCGTTTACTGAAAAAACGAGTGGAATAGAATCGTTTTTTACAATACTCAAACTAGCAAATGAGATGGAATCACAGGGTGATGCAAGACTAGCGGGTGAAATGCTTAGAAAAGTATTCGGTAGGTATACTGGTGCTGGTAAAGCTGTTGATAAAATGATTGAAATTATAATGCAAAGATTTCCAGAATATAGGAAAGAAGGCAAGGACCCGGTACAAGGTATTATAGAGGACTTTAAAAAGAACTCAGATCTGTTTATGGAAGAAGCCATTGCAAAAAATAATATGACTTTAGCAAAAAGAACAGAACGTGCAGCAGTAACATGGGAAGCTGCAATGAGTAATGTTTTTATGGAATTTAAAGATGATATAAGTTTTGCAATGGATGCTATTACAAATATACTGAGAATTATAAGAGACAATGCAGACTTTGTGGCAGGATTGATAAAAAATCTTATTAATATTTTAATAGGCGCAGGGGTAAGGCATTATGGTGGTAAATTGTTTGATAAAATCAATGCTAATGTTCTTGCTAGTGAAAGGGATTTATTAGTTGAGCCGTGGAAACAAAAAATAAAAGAAGATATTAAACAGAGAGCTGAGATGCAAAAAGATCTATTGAATTATGATGAAAAATTATCAAAAGCTGTTAATGTATATGAATCAGCAAGACAAGCTTATTTTAATTTAACGGGTGTAAACTTAGGGGATGTCGATGAAAAGAATCAACCTCAATTTACTAATAAATCTGTAAGAGAAATTTTAAATACTAGTGATGATGCTGTTGAAAGGGCTTTACTTGCATTATACAGTAGTCAAATTGATTCTGAAAAAGCGTCGAGATATACTATTGAAGGTAATAATATTGGGTTTAATATGTATGATGCTAAAATTTTATCTAAATTTGCCGAGAAATTGAAGTCTGGAAATAAACTATCTCCAGATGAAATCCGTAAAGCTAGACAGCGTTTGTTAAAATATAGTGGACAATTATCAGAGTTTGGTCCAGAATTATTCGATTCGGATACTGATATAGCACTTGTTACAGGTCAGAGTACTGGTGATGGCGGCATTATTGGAAGATTGAAAGCTAAAGCTTCTATGTTAGAAGAGAATTTACAAATGTTTAAAAATGACAACATCTTATTAAATGTTGTTGGTGGAAGTATTTCAGGCATTTTACCTAGATCAAAAGAAGAATTATTAACTAGAGCAAATAAATATATACAAAGTTTAGAGTCTTTAGTAGATGAAGATGATGACATAGCAATGTTAAAACAATTATTAGACAATGAACAAGAAGATTCTAAAGAATATGCAAAGCTAGTAGAAGATATTAATAAAAGACGGTCGCAGGTAGAAACATCTTTAGGTATACCAAGATTGAAAGAAGCTTTAGAAGCATATAAATCTAGTGAGATTGATTTTGAGAGTGTCGCCAATACGATAAAGGAATTTGAGGATAATCTTCAAAAAATAAAATCTGGTATTCCAGTGAATAGGGTTGAAGCAGAGAGTGAAGAGCAGGAAAACCTTTTAAGGTTAAAGGCTTTAAGGGAAGCTTATGTAACTTTATATGGGGAAGATGCTACTAATGATAAGAAGTTAAATAATATTAACCAAAGAATATCCATGTCACAGAGAAGGTTGGAAAAAATAAAGAGCGGCCAATTTACCAATAGTGAAATAGAGCAGCTTGTAGATCAATTGAATGGGATGAAGCAGTTTAATGTTACTCCTGAAAATTATGGTGACATGGTAGAAACTCTAAACCAAATAAAAGCAGCTGTAGCCGTATATGAAGATGAGGCTGAAAAAATACTGAATAAAGCTACTAGAGCAGCTTCTACTATTTCAGAATTATCTTTAGGTAAAGGTAAACATGTAAATAAGCTTGCTGAACTTGATACTGCCATAGCTGAATCTCATAATGTAGTTAAAAATATTATTGAAGCTTATTCAAATATGGGAGCCGCCCCCCGTATTGAAAAAGGTAAAAGCACTATAGGCGGATTAAAAGATACTAAATTATTGAAAACCATTGATAATTTAAAACAGGGATATATTAAAACCATAGCTGAAATGGTACCAGTATCAACCAATGCTTTTATAGATGCTGTAAACAGCTTAACAGATAGAATGTTTAACAAGAAAATACTAGGTAAGTTGGATGAGGAGCAGGTTGAAAAAGCCATACTCAAAGCTATGGGTGGGGACTATACTGAGGCAGACAAGTTATTTGGGGAAAAATCAAAAGATATTGTATTAGGGTATGAAGAAATAAATACAGGAATTAGTAATGCTAAAAAACTTGTTGATAATTTAAGTAAGCAAAAACAAATAATACAGGAAATAAGTAAGTTGCGCGAAAGCGATGAACTTAAAAACTATAAAGATTATATTACTGATAAGGGTGAAATATATGAAGAAAAATTTTATAGTGATAAAATACCTGGATATTCTTTAGACAAATCTGATGATGAAAATATCAAAAAGCAAACACAAATTTTAAAATCTGAACTTGATTCTATAGGTAAGACTCAAGCAGGCCAAAAACTATTAGAATTAAGAAAACAGCTTAATAACTTAACAGGAGAAGCAGATGCTTTAGCAAATGCGTCACGTAGAGCTGCGCAAGGACAAGCACAACTTTCCGATGCGACAAAACGACTTGTTACAGAACATGAGTTAGGTGTAACAAAAGATTCCGAATTTATAGAGGCGTTGAAAAAAGAACAAGGGAGTAAACAGCAATCTCCTATGCAATTGGCATTAGGTAGTTTAGTAGGTTCTGTAGCAAGTATCGCTGGAAATATTGCTTTGAACTGGGTCATAGGTGAAGTTACTACCTTTGCGGCGGGGCGTTTAGCACAACTATTTGAAAGCAGGGCTACTACTGCACGGTTAAGATATGAAAGGGCTTCTGACATAGCACAACGAGTAGATGAAATTGAAAGGTTAAAAGGTACATCTGATGGAGGGTGGGATTTAAACTTAAAAAAATCAAGGTTAGGTTGGGATATGATTTTAAACAATATACCTTTTGTTAGTGATTTAATTCTCGGTAAAAGAAAAATATCTGAAGAACAAATGTCAAAAATTATAGGAGGTAAACAAAGTAGAGTTGAGGCTTTAGCAGAACTTAAAAAACAGGCGTTAGAGGAAGAATATTTAAGCGAGAAAACTTTTGACGCAGTTAATACTGAAATTTTTAAAAAGTTAAATGAGGCTGTAAGGGGCAGTAATAACGCGGCCATAAAAAGAGAAGCAGAATTATATGACACAGAAACTTGGATAGACTTTGCCATGAATAGGCTTGTAGGGCCTGAGGAAAGAGATATAAATTATGAATCTTTAATAAAGAAGCTTGAATTAAGGTCTAAAGGGTTTAGAGATACTTCACAAGAAATGATTAATATTGAAGTTCAAACAGCTAAAAAATTGGCTGACTTATATGAGAAAGGTGCTGCATTTATAAAGGCAAAAATGGAGATAATGGAAAAAAATGCAGAAGAATTAGGTACTGATGTTAATACAGAAGCTTATTTAAAGTTGAAAGAAAATTATTTGACATTAAAAGAGAAAGCTGCCCAAGCTCAAAGTATTGTTTCAGATGTTTTTTCACAAATTAATAGATTGTTTGCTGATATAGAGGCAGATCTCAGTAATGCTTTAATTGGTATTGATATAGCTGATATTAGCAGTAAAATACAACGGTGGCGGTCTGGTATACCGGAATACTCAGGAGTGGCTATTAATCAGCAAATATCTGTTTTACAATCTCGTGTCAGTGAGTATAAAAAGGCTGAGGAAGAAGAAAGGCAAAAACTTGCTAGACTTAAAGATGATGAAAAAAATAGTGGTATGTATAAAGATTTAGAAACTAAATATAAGAGTACTGTAGAAAAACGGAAGCAGGCAGAGTATGATTTAGTTGTAGCTATGCAGCAACTTCCAATATCTTCTGCTGAGACTTTAATGAATATGGCTGCTGCTACTGCTGATGTTGAAGCCAGAATTGCATTGGCTAAAGCACAATTAAAAGGATTGGGAGAAGATTCATTATATGCGAGGCTTATGCAAAAACAAAGGCTTGAAAAAATAAATGAGGCTTATGGTAGTATGATAGCCGCATTAAACGAACAGTACAATAAAAAACAGGGTGACTACCAGAAGATATGGATTGAGATGAAAGAGCTTGAAGCTAAGCAGCTTGAAAATTTAGTAGCTATAAAGAAACTTAATGAGAATAAAATATCCTTTAACTTACCGGATGGGTTGCGAGTTATGACATATAACGATTATCTGCAATCTACAGGAAACGAAAGGAGTTTTACATCGCAATTTAAAGCATTTAATTTGAATATAAATTTTGGTGATGTGACTGTAAGAAGTGATAATGA